GAACACCCAATTATTACAAATATGGGACCTGCATTTATTGCATATTGGACAGGTGCTACAATGAGTCAAGTTCCACCACCAATTATACCATCACCGGGTGCAGTTGTGAATGTAGCAACTGTTAGTAGTTTTATCACCGACCCTGGTATTTGGCAACCAACTGATATTCAAAGTTTAACTCCATTAGAGGTTATACCATCCGAAGGTGAGGGTGAACCTACAACCGAAGAATTATTAGAAAGAATACCAGATGATAATAATACATTAGAAGGTGCAGAAGAGGCTATGAATGAAACCGGAGTTGAACTTTTAACTGATGGTGGTGAAGATGGTGGTTCTCAAATTGAATCGATACAAAGTGAATATGGTGAAGATAATCCACCATATGAACAAAACCAAACACCAGATGAGGTTGCTATCACTACATCATCTGCTAATGCCAAACCAATATCATGTGGTGGAACATTAGATTACAATACTCAATTATCTCCAAATTTTAAATTAAAACATTTATCCATTGCAACAGTATTTCCTCATAAAATTAAAGCACAAGTTGGATTAAGTGCAGAAGATATTGTTTGTAATTTAAAAAATGTAGCTATTAATATTTTAGAACCGATAAAAGCAAAATATCCAAATATGAAAATAAATTCAGCTTTTAGAGGTGCACCTTCAATTCCTGGTGGAGTATCACAACATCAAAAAGGTGAGGCAGTAGATTTACAATTTGTGGGGGTTTCACCAAAAGAATATCTACCAATTGCAAAATGGATTGCTGGAACACTTCCTTTTGACCAAATGATTTTTGAACATGGTAATTCAATTTGGTTACATATAAGTTGTAAACGAGGTGGTTCACAACGAAAACAATTATTGACAATGTTAAAGGGTAAATATTCACCGGGAATTAAATGTTATTATTAATATATGGCAAAACCAACCGATAGCAGTGAAGTATTTTTAGACCAATTGATTGCATCAATTCAATCTCACTTGCCCACCATTAAAGGAACATATCTTACAACATCATTATATCCTCCTTTAATGACACCTGGTCCTGGTGCAGTACCTTTTGTTGGTTATACAATTCCGCCTGCAGGAAGAGGTGCTGGAGGTGGTGGTGATGTATTAGAATCAACTCCTGAAGAATTGACCGATGAACAAAAAAGAATTGAAGAAGCAATAACTCTAACTCCTGAACAAGAAGCATTGGCTGAAAGTGCAACTGAGGCAGGATATGATATAAATGATTCTACATCCGCAGGATTGAGTGGAGAAACCATAGAATTTTCACCGGATGAATCAAACGATGTAGATAGTGGTGGAGGTTCATCAGATACTCAAGCAGATTCTGAAACGGCAAATCAACCTCCATCCGAAAAAATCGCAGAATGTGGAAATGTAAGAATCAAAGAACCACCACAAGTTGTTATTGATGCTATGAGAAAATGGGGAATAAAAACCCCATTACAAAAAGCTCATTTCCTTGCTCAATGTGCACATGAAAGTGGTAATTTTATTTATACAAAAGAAATATGGGGTCCATCTGCAGCACAACAACGTTATGAAGGTAGAAAAGACTTAGGTAATACACAACCAGGCGATGGGTTTCGTTTTGCAGGAAGAGGATACATTCAAGTTACAGGTAGAGCAAATTATGCACAATTTAGAAAAGGAGTAACCGATGATGTTGTTGCTAATTCTACCTTAGTTGAAAAAAAATATGTTGCAGAAACTGCATGTTGGTTTTGGAGAACCCGTAAATTAAACGAAGCAGCAGTAGATGATACAATTGGAACATTAAAGTTTATTACAAAACGAATAAATGGTGGATATAATGGATTGGATGATAGAAAGAAGAAATTCTGTGCTTATTGGAAAAAATTAAAAGAAAACCCCAATTTATACTCATAAGAATTCAAAATCTAACGAAGATATATTTATATGAAGTAAACAAATATTTTCAAAATGGATTCTAAAAAATTAGCACAACTAATTAAATTAGTAGTAGAACAAGAAATTAAAAAACAACTTCCCCAAATGATTAAAGAGGAAGTTGGTAAGTTATTAAATGAAACTACAAAACCAACTCCTAAGAAAAAGGATATATTGGAAGATGTAGACCCATTTGAACTTGCAAATCAATTGTTAGATAAGGAAAGAGTGCAGCCAAAGATTCAAAAAGAATCGGTACAACCAAAACAACCTATTAGACAATTTTCAAAAAACCCAACAATCAACGATATTTTAAATCAAACTAAACCATTTAGTTCAGCACAAAGAGCAGAAGGTGGTGTAGGTGGTGGTTCATCTATTTTAGATAATTTCCAATCTGAACCTATTAACGAAGGTTATACAAATTCACATATTCCAAATTATATGGATGCTGAACCAGATATTGATGAAACTATTTCATATAGTGGTGGAGCAATGGGAGGTATTCAATCTATGAGAGCACAAATGGCTGAGAAGATGGGTTATGGTGATATGAATGTTGGTGGAAACAAAGGTGGTTTAGGTGTATCAACTGGTTTGGCGGGTTTAGATAGAATTTTAAATAGAGATAATTCAGAATTGGTTAAGAGGTTTAAAAAATAATGGCATACGTTTTAGGAAATAAAATTGTAAAAGATACAAAAGAATACGATTCATATGCGTATGGAATTACCTTACCAATAAAAAGGGGAGGTAATGGGTATTTTGAACAGGCTTTTACTTCCTTTGAACAAGCTAAATCAAACTTAAAAAATTTACTCCTAACTAAACAAGGTGAAAGAGTAATGCAACCTGAATTCGGAACTGGATTAGAAGCATTATTATTTGAACCGATGGATAGTGAATTTGAAAGTAAATTGACCAATGTAATTACACAGACAGTAAATTATTGGCTACCTTACATAAACATAGAAGAAATTGATATAGAAATGACTGATGATATGAAGGATAGACATATAGCACATATGAAAGTTCAGTTTACGGTCGGTAATCAAATTGAATTACAAGAAATAACTTTTACAGTTAGGGGATAATAAAAAAATGGCGTTAAATAGTATAACAAAAAAAAGTAATCAGGGAAGAGATATAAAATATCTTAATAAAGATTTTGCGGGTTTCCGTCAAAATTTAATTGAGTATGCTAAAACATATTTCCCAAAAACATATTCAGATTTTAATGAATCATCTCCAGGTATGATGTTTATAGAAATGGCATCATATATTGGTGATGTTATGGGATATTACATCGATGATACTTTAAAAGAATCTTTAATGTTATATGCAGAGGATAAAGAAAACGTTCTTGCCCTTGCACAATATTTAGGATATAAACCAAAAGTAACTTCTCCTGCATTAGTTAGTTTAACAGTTTATCAATTAGTTCCTGCAGTTGGAATCGGTGTAAACAATAGACCCGATTCAAAATATTATTTAAGAATTAAAGAAGGGATGGTAGTTCAAGCAAACTCAACCGGAACTCTTTTTAGAACAACTGAATTATTAGATTTTAATGTAGATGATGATAGAGAAATAACAATTTATTCTAAAAATGGAGATGAACCTGCTTTTTACTTAATTAAAAAACACGTAAATGCTATTTCTGCAGAATTAAAGACTATCGAAAAAACATTTGGTAGTCCGGAAGAATTTTCTACAATCGATATAGCAGATGATAATGTAATCGAAATATACGATGTGAGAGATAGTAATGGAAATAAATGGTATGAAGTTCCATATCTTGCACAAGAAATGGTATTCGTAGATTACCCAAATAATGAATATACAGATAAAGATTTAGTTCAATTCAAAGATTCAGTATCAAATATATTAAAGGTATTAAAAACATCTCGTAGATTTGTAACAAAAGTAAACGCAGATAATTCAACAAGTTTGGTATTCGGTGGTGGTAATTCAACATCATCGGATGAAACACTTATTCCTAATTTTAAAAATGTAGGATTAGGGTTAAATTCATCAATAGATAAATTAGGTGCATCATTTGACCCCGCAAATTTCTTAAAAACAAAATCATATGGACAAGCACCAAACAATACAACTATAACAGTTTCGTATTTAGTTGGTGGTGGTATTGCATCAAACACACCAATTGGGGATTTAACAAGAATTGAAAACATATCGTTTGATGAAGATACAAATTCATTTACGGATAATGAATTAGGATTATATAGAACTGCTAAAAGTTCGATTGCAGTAGAAAATGAAGTAACTGCAGTTGGTGGTAGAGGTGCCGAAACAATTGAGGAAATTAGAGAGAATGCACTTGCAAATTTCTCATCTCAAAATCGTGCAGTAACTCGTAAAGATTATCAAGTAAGAGCATTATCATTACCTCCAAAGTATGGTGGAATTGCTAAAGCATATTGTGCACCAGATGGAGAGTTGGATAATAATTCACCATCATCTATTCTTGCAAACCCAGATACTTTATCAGAATTTACACAATTAGTTCAATCCATGCAAGGTAAATCTGAAATGGAAATTAAAGATAGTGTAAACAAATTTTTAGTTGGTAAGAAAAATAATTTGAATGAAAAAAATAATCCTTTTGCAATAAACTTATATGTGTTAGGATATAATTCAAATAAAAACTTACAACAAATTGGAACAAATCAGGCATTAAAACAAAATCTTAAAACATATCTAAATGAATATAGAATGTTGACTGATGGTGTAAATCTTTTAGATGGTTTTATTATCAACATCGGTGTAGATTTTGAAATTATGGTGTATGGTGGATATAATAAAAGAGAAGTATTGGTAAGATGTATTGATGAAATTACAAATTACTTTAATATAGATAATTGGACATTTAATATGGCAATCAATCTAAGTGAATTAGAATTGTTGATTGCAGGTGTTGAAGGAGTTCAATCTGTTCCGAAGTGTGAAATTGTAAACAAATGTTTAGGTCAATATTCGCAATATTCATATAACATTGCTGAAGCAACAAAAGGTAAAATGGTGTACCCATCATTAGACCCATCAGTATTTGAATTGAAATATCCAGCGAAAGATATTAAAGGGAGGGTTGTTTAATGTATCAATTCATAACAGCATCAAAAGATGCAACAATTTATTTACAACAACCTAAACAAAACACAGGGTTGGATGAAATATTAGAAATTTCCAAAGTTTATTATGGAAATCTAAAAGATACTGCACGTAGTTTAATTAAATTTGATACAACTGCTTTATCTGCATCTTTGCTATCCGGTGATGTGACAATGAGTTCATGTGATTTGATATTGAAAGAATGTGAATCAAACGAAATACCAATAGATTATACCATTTATGCATACGCAATATCTCAAAGTTGGGATATGGGTATAGGAACTCGTTTTGATGATATTTCAATTGATGGTGTAACTTGGAATTATAGAAGTACGGAAAATGATTGGTTAGAAAATTCTGGTAGTTTAAATCCACAAACAACTGGTTCATTGACTGGAAAGGGTGGTGTTTGGTACACTGGTTCTTACGCATCACAATCGTTTAATTACCAAAGTTCTGATATTGAGATGAATATTATTCCATTAGTTTCAGCTTGGTTAAGTGGTAGTTTTCCAAATGAGGGTATGATATTAAAACATGCATCTTCATTAGAAAATGATACGTTAGATTATGGACAATTAAAATTCTTTTCAAAAGAAACAAATACCATATATCAACCAAAACTAAGAATTGGATGGGATGATTCGACATTTACAACTGGTTCACTAACTGAATTGACAAGTGATGATATTCATGTAACATTTAAGAGATTAAAAGCTAGATACAAAGTAAATAGTAAACCAGAGATAAGAGTGTTTGCAAGAGAAAAGTATCCACTTAAAACATATACCAATCTTTATTCATATAATGATGTAAAGTATTTACCTGCTACAACTTATTATCAAATTAAAGATGTAGTTACGGATGAAGTGGTTGTTCCATTTGGTGATTACACAAAAGTTAGTTGTGATTCAAATGGTAATTACTTTAAGGTAAATTTAACGAATTGGGAAACTAATAGAGAATATTACATCGAAATAAAAATTGATAGAGATGGTGAAATCGAATATTTTTCAGATAAAGATTTAACCTTTTTAGTGGAAAAATAATATATGTCATTACAAAACGAATTTAGAGTATCAGAATTAATATCAAGTGGTTCTGCAGTTATTACCTCACAAAATAGTTCAGGTAATCATACTTTTTATGCCAAACCAATAAATGAAGATTTTGATGGTGAAACCAGTGGTTATGTAGAAAAACCAAAATACAACGAAGAAGAACTGAAAAAAGCAGTTGATGTTGTAGTTGATGAACTTATACCACAAACACCAAAAGAACAACCAAAAGTAGTTCCTCAAAAAACATACGATAGATTAGAAGGATTATATAGTGGTAGTTTAGGCCAAGTTAGAAATTTAGATAAAGAGTTAAGTGATGCAACTGCAGAGATACAACGTTTAACTACTGAAAATAATAATCTAATAACTCAAATTGATGTTGAACGTTTATTACGTGCATCTGCTGAAAATGAATTAGATATTACTAATGAAAAATATGTAACCTTAGTACAAGATTTTCAGAATGCATTGAGTAAAGGTATTAGAGAAGGTATTGAAAGAGTTTCACTAGAAGCACAACTTAGAGGTTTACAGGCTGAGAAACAAACGTTTACTGAATTACAAAAACAATTAGAAACTCAATTACAATCGGCACTGACAAGAACAATTGATTTACAAAACCAAGTAACAAATGCTCAACAATTATTAGCATCTGCACAAATTGAGGCTTCACAAGCACAGGCAGCAGCTTCAGCAGCACAGGCAGCAAAAACTCAAGCAGAATTGGCTAATACGAAAAAGAAGAAAATCATTTGTAATGAATTATATATTCAAGGATATTTACCAGAACACATATGGGATGCAGATGAGAGATATGGTAATATGATGTGGGAGAAAGACCCTCAATTAGTATTAGGATATATGATGTGGGCTAAAAATGTGGTGAAGTTTATGAAACAAAAACCACAACATACAAAATGGATTTACAAAGTAGTTAGACCGTGGACAGAACATATGGCTTATGAGATGGGTGAATTACCAAAAGATAATTGGATGGGTAAAATAATTCACAATATTGGTAAACAATATTGTTATTATGTATATAATAAAACGATGAGTAAAAGAAACGTAGCATGGCAATAACTCAATTTAAAGAAGTAGTTGATAAAAAGGGCTACAAAGTTGATAGTAAAGATAGAGCAATTTTTGAACAAGAAGTTGCAAAATCCTACTTTGGACTTGGAACTGCAGATACTATTGAATTTGTATTATATGATGCAAGTGATAATGTATTGCCACAAGGTGAAAGTGGAGATAAAGTTAGATACATATTTTTGGACGATGTAAATATTTCAAAATATTTTATTTTTAGTGAAAATAAATCTAACAAAAAAACAAATGGTGCTAAAGAATATATAATAGATACTGAAAAGTTAGTTAGAGATGCAGGATATGCAAATGGTATATTCAAAACTCAAACTACACTTTTGAATAGAAGAGCAGGTTCTGCGAGTGTAGATAAAGATAAGTTATGGATACATGAAATTTCACCATCTCGTACTGAAATTCGTGTCTTACCTTTAAAAGATAAAGATGGTAAAGTAATTGATGATTTAGATACTCGTGTAAATATTTTTTTAAAAGAAGGTGAGTTTAGAGATGATACTGTTTATTTCATAGAACCTTTTATTGAAAGTCTTAAAGTAGAAAATATCTTACAAAAGTTTGTTTCACAAAAGGGAACAATCCAGCAAGGTGAAACTTATGTAAAACTTATACAAAAAGAATTTAATATTATAAATTGGGAAGAATTTATAAATGTAATAAAAACTAAATTAGTTGAAAGTACAAAATATTATATTCAAAATAGGGATTGGTCAATAAAATCAGTAACTTATGGTAAACCATTATCATCACCAATGCCAGTTGAATTATCAATCGAAAGAATTAAACAAACGATATTACAATCTTTGATAGAAATTATCGAATATTATTTACCAAAAAGAAATATTCAAGAAGATAATATACTTTCTAAAGACGAACAAATTACATTAGATGAAACTAAACAAATATTAAAATCAATTCTTAGTAACAATCAAAACGTTTCAACTGAAATTGGAAATAGACAAGGTGTAGTTAGAGGTTGTACTGACCCTAATGCATTAAATTATAACCCTCTTGCAGTAGAGAATGATGGTAGTTGTGTTTATAGACCTATACAAGATGCAAACCCAATTCAAAAGGTTAGAGGATGTATGGACCCGAATTCACTAAACTACAATCCAAACGCAACAGAGGATGATGGTTCTTGTAGATATGCGGATAAACCACAAACAACAACTAAAACATTCTATGTTTGGTCAGATAATGGTGGTATAACATTTACTGATAAAGATGGTAAAAAACCTACAAATGTATTTGGTAGAGAATATGATGCATTAACTATCACATATCAAGGTACACCTGAATTTAGTGGAGATGTAAGAGAAGTACCAAAACAAAAAGTGGAATTAAAATTATTCTCATATACAATTTATAATGGTTCGCATGAAGCAAATCAAAATCAAAACTATAATGGTGCATCATACGGAAGTGGATTTACAAATTCATTCCAATATAAAAATTCAGCAGGTCAACCACAAACTGGTCCATCATTAGAACCAGGTCGTTCCGTTACATTATGTGCTGCCGAAGGAACTATAACGGTCGGTGGACCAAATTGGACAGTTACTAAAGTTGGTGATTGTGGAGCTCCTACAAATTATCAACCGACCGTATCATATGGAGGAAGTAGTGGTGGAAGTTCAGGTGGAGAAACTGCAAATAATTTTAGAGACTATGGATATGGTGGAAACTATATGGATACTAACGATAATCAATACCAAAATATAAGGTAGTAAAGTAACAATATTAAATAAGCTATATTTATAGACGAGGATTATAATTAAATGGCAATAGAAGAAATAAATAGATTAGATGGTAATGTAAATATGAACGGCCTGGACAACTTCGTTAATGATGTTGGTGGCGGTGGGGGTGGTGGAACTGTATACGTTCCCCCTACAACTCCTATATCTGAAAGTCAAAGTTTATTTGTAAATGTTGCAATTTCATCAACTCCAAAAGATGGAATGATTGTTATAGATGGTAATGAAACAAATCAACTAGCACCATCTACTATTACATTTACCGAAAAAGAATTACTTACACCAAAAACTATTTCAGTAAAAAAATCTGGTACACAATCTGGTGATGTATATAAATTATATACAATATATAAAGAATTAAGAAAAGATATTGAAGAGCCTGTACCATTTGATGATAGGATTGATTATACATATAGACAAGACCCTAACAATCCTGGTGCTATAATTAGAGAAAAGGTAGAACGTCCAAAAGTTTATACAAGTGTAGTATATTTTCCATATTATGAATTAATTGTAGAAAAATTAATAGATGGCCAATATATTCAACAAAATAAATTAGAATCTAAAGTTGGTGATAAACAGGCTACATTAAATACAAACCTTACGTTTGATATAAAATCAACACCGGTTTATGTAGAACCAATACCTACTGCTAAAGGTAAAATTACAATAAATGGTGATGTATATCAAAACGATTTAGTTGAATATAGAACTACCGATGGTAGGGTTGGGTTAGTAACTCGTGGAACTACTGAATTAGATTTTTCACCAAATTCAAATGGTGCAAATAATATTCAGTTTACATCTAAGGGATTAGATTCTCAAACACATTCCGTTACATATAGAATAAATAAAAATGGTAATATTACTACAAATAATACGTTAAATCAAACGATTGATTTGGTTAATGATAATGTTATTGTAGATATTATTGTAAGTAAAAATAATAATCAAGCAGTACCACTACCATCATCACCTACATTAAGAACCGAAGGTAATACTTTCGAATTTAATATTTCGGGTAATGATGATTTGAAAATTCCATACAATTCATTTAACGCGGATGAAGTTGTATTTTCGTTAGGTTCTACCCAACGTATTATTTCAAATAGTGGTTCTATTGTATTAAATAAAAATGATTTTTATAACGGAGTTGGTAATTATGTTTTATACTTACAACCTCGTAGTAATAGAGCAGGAAGTGGTGAAACGATAAAAGTTACAATTAACGTTGTAAACAAATATTATTTACCAGGACCAGATATTACAAATATCTATTACCCACAAAATATTAAAGGTGCAGATTTCAAAGAATTTGAAGTTGATTTCGATATTAGTTGGCAATCAATTAATACCAACTATGTTGAAATTTATGTTTCAAAATACGATAAAGAATATGCATTAGGTAGATTTTCACCAGCTGGTTTAGCAACATTCAAAGTTAGTGATGTATTGCGTAAAGCAAAACTTCAATTTAACGAAGATACTGATAAGATTCAGTTTGAATTCTTATTAATTCCATTTAACGCAGAAGGTGATGAACTAACGGAAGGTAAGATAGAACGTATATCTATGTTGTTTGATAAGGGTGACCTTAAATTACAGCGTGGAAATGTTGTTGCTGATATTCGTAAAGCATTCGAACAAAGTTGGGATGAAACTATTTTAAGAGAAGAGGTTTCTAAATTCTTAACTCACTACATTCATATGGGTGATGGTGATAATAAACTTATAGCAACGTGGGGAATCGATAGAGAAACGTTTTCAACATATACCGAAGACCCAACTACTGGTAATAGAAGTAAAAGTAGAGAAGAAAGAGCATTAGTTCTTAAATTATACGAACCACTTCCACGTGAAATAGAACCAAACCAACAATTATGGATTTCTAAAATTCAATCGATTCCTATAATAGAACAAGTTACTATTATTGATGAATTAAAGAGTGAATGTACTCAATTACGTCCTAATTTTAATGTTAGTGTAACCGATGATATTGGCTATCAATTATTAGATGATTTGATTGCAAGTGGTTCTGCCACATCAACTGATTTAGTGAATACATTTGTAAGTTCTAGTGGTTATTCATTAGAAAATTTAAATATTCAATACGAAAGCGGTTCTGAAATTTATTGGGAAAATTTTGTAAAATATTCATCTGCGGAAGAACGCGTTAGAAACTTTTATTACAAAATTCAGTTAATAGAAAGTTACAATACCAAAATTAACTTTGTAAGTTCATCTACTTCATTTATTTCTGGTAGTATTGCCTCTTCAAACGAAATCAAATCATATGAAGGTCAAATTCAACAATTAAAAAATGGATTTGATGGATTTGAAAAATGGTTATATGTTAGTTCATCTGAAAATGGAAACACCTATCCAAAAGTAAATTACACTGGTAGTTTATATAATCCAACAAGTTCTCAAGCAATTAGTTGGTATAATGGAATACTTGATGAAACGGAAACCTATGATTCGAATAATAAAAACTTATTAACAAATAATATTCCTGCACATATCACAAATGATGCAGACAATGAAGAGTTTACCCTTTTCTTAACGATGATGGGTCAACACTTTGATATTTTGTGGGCACATATTAAAAACATTTCTCAATCTAAAAAATTAGAACATAAATACGAAGATGGTATTGGAAATGAATTGATATATCATATGTTAGAATCTCTTGGTTGGGATGCTGATATGGGAGTTCAATCACAATTCCTATGGGAGTATGCATTTGGTAAAGATACTGATGGTACTACTCATACATCGATGAGTGGAAAAGCAAGACAACATCAAATATGGAGAAGAATTCTAAACAACTTACCATATTTGTTAAAACACAAAGGAACGAAAAGAGCATTACATGCAGCAATGGCTTGTTATGGTATTCCTGTTTCATTATTAACAATTATGGAGTATGGCGGACCGCAAGACCCTGCTAGTTCTGCAACTACTCAATTTACGTTTGATGATAGAACTTGTGCATTGGCGTTTGATTCATCATCATACTTAAAAGTTCCATTCCAAACATATAATGGATATTATCCAAACGCAGTTGAATTCCGTTTAACAGCAGTAAATAATGAAGCAACACAATCATTAATTAGTGGTAGTGGTTGGGAATTAAATTTAGTTCCTGGAACTGGTTCATTAGCTAAAGTAGAATTCAAAATTCAAAATGGTGGATATATTACAGCATCTTCTACTGATTATATACCATTCTACAAAGATGATTATGCTAACGTAGTTGTAAATAGAAGAACCGGTTCAACATCCGAAACATTTGAGGTTTATTTTAAGGAAGGATTTGATGGTAGAATTAGAAATCAAGCAAGTTCATCTATTTCATACATTACCGGAAGTACAAGTTGGGGAAGTGGTTCTACATTATATATTGGTCAAACTTTAACCGGTTCTATTGATGAGTTCCGTTTATGGAGAGCACCACTTTCAGAATCACGTATTAATAATCATACTTTATTACCTGATGCGATTGATGGTTCACATATTTCTGCATCTTCGGTTGATTTATTATTCCGTTTAGATTTTGAATATCCAAAAGATTTAAGTCAAACCGGTAGTATAAATAACGTTGCAATTATTACGGATTATACATCATCTGCACATGCGGTTGGTTTTAGTGATACGACATATCCTTATAATTATATTCCATATGAAAGAAGTGTAACTGCAAACGTTCCATCATCTGGTTTAACGTATGGTAATAAATTCCGTTTTGAATCACAAACTTTGACAGGTGATTTGAATTATAAATCTCGTGCAACGAAAAAATCATATGACCAAAGTGCAATAGATTCGGATAAATTAGGATTATTCTTCTCGCCAATGAAAGAAATCAATATGGATATTCTTCGTTCGTTGGGTGAATTTAACATAGATGATTATATTGGAAATCCTGCAGATGAATATAATGATTCATATTCAGATTTAACACAATTGAGAAATTATTATTTCCAACGTTACAATTTGAATACTCATGAGTATATTCAATTAGTTCGTTATATTGATAAATCATTATTTGATACGTTAGAATCATTAGTTCCTGCTAGAGCAAAAGTTTCATCGGGTCTTTTGATTGAACCACATATTTTAGAAAGAAGTAAAGTTAAGTGGAACAAACCAACTGGTTCATTAAATCAATATGAAACTACGATTGATACAAACGAAACTACTTTAACTACTGCAACTTATAATAATTTTGCAACAACGCTTTCTACTACTGAATCCGTTGTATTGAGTGCTGTAAATTCAAACTATATTGCAGAAATAAATACGGAATTGGTTTCTACTGCTTCTGCGGAATATATAACATATGAAGGTGAGATAGATACTACAACCGAAACCCTAATTGAATCAACATATGATACGATTACATCAACAATCGATGCTCAAATAACAGGTTCAGTAAAAGGTGCATATGATAATGTAGAATTTACACAAGTAGGATTAGATAGAAACTCTATGGGTGTTGCTGGATTTGGATTATATGGCGAAAACGGAAATACAATAAGAAATTATATAGATTCATTTGGAAATCGTATTAAAGAAAGAAGTAAAGTATATTTAATAAAAGAAAGTTATACTGAAAAAACACCGATTAATATAAATGACCAAGATAAGAGTTTGGGAACTGAATTACAATCGGTTACAAAATATAGACATAAGGTTACGATTTTACCATTTACTGGTTCTGATGGTAATGAATCATCTGCACCAATTGTTGGTGGTAATATTGTAGAAGTTTCACCATTAAATGGATACTTTCCAACACATTATAGAAACACTGGTGATTTAACAACTGGTTTACAAAATAGTTACTTTAATGGTTCAAAACAAACTGCAACTACCAATATTTTAGGTGGTTCACCGGTTCAAATATTCACAACTAATCCAAATGTATTAAGAGTTTCTGATACTGGTAGAGGAAGTGGCGAACCAATTTTAGAGGTTGATTAATTAAAATTATAGAATACTTATATTTATATAGGAAATAAAAGGAAATTAAATTATGGCATATTTAGATAATACCGAAATTACGGTCGATGCGATTCTTACAAAAAAAGGTAGAGAGAAATTAGCATCAGGTGAAGGATTAAACATCACAAAGTTCGCTTTGGGTGATGATGAAATCGATTATACACTTTACGAACCAGCTCATCCAAAAGGTTCTGCATATTATGATGCAGCAATTAGAGCAATTCCCGTAACGGAAGCATCTCCAGATGAAACACAAGTATTAAAATACAAATTAGTTACTTTACCAAAAGGAACTACAAAAATACCAAAAGTTGAATTTGGTGTTCCATCTATTTCAGTAAACCAAAGAAGTGGTCAAGTTTCTTTAACTCCAACTACTTCACCAAGTGGTAATACACAAAGTGGTTACACAATTGTGTTAGCTAATAAAAATGCTGGTTCAATTGTTGGTAGTGGTTTAGCAGCAGGTACTGGTACTATTCCGGTATTCTTAGGTGATGAAATCACAACAACTGCAGCAGTAGAAAGAGGATTAACATTCTCATTCATTCCTAACCCAAATATCACACAAACTATTAAGACAACTATAACAGTTTATGGAAACGAAACAGGTGGTTCTCAAACTATCCCAGTGACCGTAACATATGTAGCATAAAACGGAGAAATTAAAATATGGCACAAATTACAGGACAAGCCGGAGTAAATTTAACATCAGAATTAGCAGCGTATTTACAAGCTAGTAATGGTAATGTTACTACGGAACAATTGACAAACCTTATTAACCAATACTTAACTGGTGGTGATAAATTAGCAGCACAAGGTGGTTCTATTACAACGGGTATTTACAAAAGATTTGGTGAATTCGACCAAATTACAGGTAAGGTAGAAGTTGTAACAACTGGTCTTTGGAGTGGTGATACTGGAAGTTTAACAACTTTCTACACATCATCAACGCAAGCAGCAGCAGATAGTTCAAACTATTATGTAAATGTATATGATACTGCAACAACATCATCTGTTCAATTTGCAATTGCATACGGACACAAATATGCAAGTGGTTCAATTAGTTTAGGAAATTCAGATACATCTACTTTAGCAACAAAAGCAACATATGCACAATATCGTTCTTTATTGTTAGAACAAGATGACCAATTCTTTACTTTTGATTCCGCATCGGGTGAAAACCTTTTAGATTCATCAGACATCTATGTTATTAACGTATCACGTGCCAGATACAAAGAAACTATGGATGCTGGAAACTGGCAATTATCATTAAGTGGTTCTAATGGTGTATCTACGTTCATCGATGATAGTGGTAAGAAATTCTCTGACACGGTCGGTAAAGCAGGTAGAGTATTCTATGTTGCAAGTGGTTCATTAAACTTAGGACAAGATGCAGCTGCTACAGTTTCAAGTAACTATTCATCTAATGGACAAGGTTTTGGATTATTTTATCCAGACCAAGGTTTGATTATTCTTAATCCAACTGCAATTCATAATACAATTGGAACATCAAAAGATAGTGGTTCAGTAAGTGGTGCATCTTTATATACAGGTGTTGCATACGAAGGTAAAAACCAATACTTATTATACAACGCAATTGTAGGTGGTGGTGATTTTGAAGCAAGAAGAACTGAAAACGTTTCTACATCTCATTACTTTGTAAGAGCAACAAATAGAGAATTTAACTTCTCAAATAACCCAACATTTGTAACGGGTTCTGATGGTTCATTTGCTGAATCTTCATTCGAAAGAGACCCTAAGACATTTATTACAACAGTTGGTTTATACAACGATGCCAATGAATTGTTGGCAGTTGCAAAAACTTCACAACCAATTGCTAAATCATACGATAAAGAAGTATTGATTGCAGTTAAATTAGATTTCTAATTAATTTAATATAATTTATAGAAAACGAAACCCAACCTTAAAAAGTTGGGTTTTTGTTTATTAAAATACTTATATAGGTAAGGACTTTACTATGTTTAAATCAATACCAAAATCAAATATATCCCAACGTTCATTCAAAGCTTATAAACTTTGGTCAGATGAAACTGAAGCAGATGCTCCTATAATTAAATTATATAATGTATCTGGTTCTCATTTTGAGGGGAGTTCTCCAACATCGCAAGGATATTATGTAAAATCATTATATAATTCAATAAAGAAAAAATACTACGAATCAAATGGTAACGCATTTACAACATTTGGTAGTGTTGAAAATTTAAGTAATTATGAGAATGAGAGACCATTTCCAACGGGGTCTGATATATATGTATTTTCAATACAACGTTCAAAATTCGGAGAACAAATAAAACCAGAATCAGTTGAATTATCCGTAAATGGATACACTTATACTGATGATGGATATGGACAATTAACTACTCCTGCACCAATTTATACATTATTATCGTTAGATTTACAATCTGGTAGTATTGGTGAATTACTTATATCTAATGGTGTTGATACTTTTTCGATTGAGGTATTGGAATCAACGATGGGAGTTGGTATAGATATGGAATCTGGTGTAAGTTATTTTATATATTCAGGCACACCGGATACAATAACATTAGTAGATATAGATTTTTTAAACGGAACAGTAGAGTTTTTAGAAGATTTTCAATTTGAAGGAACTGATTTATCTCGTCAAATACATGGTAATATATTCTATGATGATGGATTGGTTGTATTAACAACTCAAATCACCGAACCATCTTCGTATTCTATGAATTTCCGTTCTACTCATACAATTTATGAAACTGAAATTTTAGTATCATCTGATGCAGGGGAATTTAATTATTCCCAAAATCCATCTGCAGTAAATGTTACTTTAAGTGGTTCATATGATTTTGAAACAACCGCTATTCCAAATGTATCACCTGCTAAGACGGTGAAAATTAAAGAAATTTTAGATATTAAACAAACACAAACGTTCTCAGGCAGTATTGGTTCATCTCAAGGTACTTGGGAAGATTATTTTACATCTGCTTCTGCAGACCCGACTGGTTCGTATCTAACACCATATATTACTACAATTGGATTGTACGATGATGATGATAATTTATTAGTTGTTGCAAAATTACCAAAACCAATAAAGAACTTACCAGATTACAACGTTAATTTTTTAGTCCGTTTTGATACTTAATGATATTTATATAAAACAATAATACAGGAGAAACTATGGCATACAACATTATTGATGCAAATGAAAATGTAATAACTGAAAATATTACAGAAGAAGCAGCGTTAGAACTTATTGAAAATAATTCAAACGATGTAGAAGTTACATATTTCTATTATCCATTAGATGCTGAAATCTTAGCGGAATTAAAAGAGAAATTTGAAAATACTGATAGTCTTAGATTTTTCAAACGTGTAGTAGAAGAAGCATAAGGAGATATAACATGGCAACAATCTTAGATTTATACAAAGGTTCAGAATTTGCTAAAGTGGGTTCATCTTCAAAAGATAAAACACCAATTTCTGCAGATGAGAAAAATAAATTACACACCGATGATGCAAAATTAAATAATGCAAGAGGTGGTAAATTACAAGAAAAAGCATATTCGTCTACTATCAAAAAATAATAAGTTTTGTCTTTAATAATAAACCATTCAAAAAAATGGGGTTATTTACATATTCCAAAAACTGGTGGAACTTCTTTAACTAAACTACTTTTAAATGTAGATAATAGTGAAGAGATTATAACACATGGTGATTTGGGAAATTTTGGTAATGTTTCGAATTATTTTATTTTTACATTTGTAAGAAATCCATTTACAAGAATAGCATCCGCATATCAACATAATGTGAGAAGTGGAAACGCTACAAATTTTAAAAACTTTTTAGAAACAATTTCACCTATCGATGTTTGGTATTTCCCACAAACTTATTTTATAAATCATAATAGTAAAGAGGGTAGAATTGTAAATTATATTGGTAAATATGAAAATTATATAACCGATGTAAATTACATACTCAATACACTTAAAATACCAATACAAGAACTTCCTAACGAAAATCGTAATCCAATATTTAATAGACATCCGCACTTAAATGATGTAGATTATTATAAAATCTTATATAAAGATATTTGGTGCAAGGAATGGGTATTGGAAAGATATAAAAATGATTTCAAATTTTTTAACTATGAGTTGGACATATAGAGGACAATTTATAACCGAACTTTCAGATATGCCTGAAAATACAATCGGTTTTATTTACAAAATAACTAATGGTGAAACTGGTCAATATTATATTGGTAAGAAAAATGTATTATCCATCACAAAAAGAAAATTCGGTAAAAAGGAAATCGCAGCCCTAACCGATAAACGTAGTAAGCATTGGGAATGGGTTACTAAGGAATCCGATTGGAAAAAATATCAATCTTCAAATGCAATCGTAAAAGCATGGAGTGGAGATAGAATTAAGTTAGAAATCCTAAGATTTTGTAAATCCAAAAAATCCCTAACTTATTATGAATTACAAGAACAATTTGCCCATAATGTATTAGCAGATGAAAATGCCCTAAATGATAATCTTTTGGGTAAATTTTTCCGTAGAGATTTAGATGAAATAGATTTGGAAAATTCATAAATTTTTCGTATCTTTGGATAGTATAATAGCAAATAGATAAAAATAAATTTGGAAATATCAGATTTATTTCGTATATTTGTATATCAAATTGTAGTATAATGCTATCAACACCAGATAAACTAACAATTATTAGTATCTTAGATGATACGTTAGGACATGGCTCATCACTAAAAGGTAATGAACAAGCTCACTATTGTCCTTTTTGTCATCATCATAAGAAAAAACTTCAAGTAAACTTAGATACACAACAATGGCACTGTTGGGTTTGTGATTCTAAGGGTAAACGTATATACTCACTTTTACGAAAATTACAAGTAGATTCTCATAAATTAAAACGTATATTAGACATATATGGAGATGATTATGTAGTTGCAAATAATGAAGATGTAGAGATTGAATTACGATTACCATCAGAATTTATATCTTTAACCGAAACTCCAAAAGGATTAAATCCTCTTTACAAAAAAGTAAAACATTATCTAAAAGTTAGAGGTATTACTGAAAGTGATATTATTCGATATAATATGGGATATTGTAAAGGTGGGTTGTATGCTGGAAGAGTTATTATACCATCGTATGATTCAAATAATAAATTAAATTATTTTATTGCACGTTCGGTTTATGAAGATGAACCTTACAAATATAAAAACCCACCAGTTTCAAAGAATGTAATTATGTTTGAAAACCAAATAAATTGGAACGAACCAATTACAGTCTGTGAAGGTGCATTTGATGCATTATCAATTAAACGAAACGCTATTCCAATCTTAGGTAAATTTATTCCAAAAAAATTAATGGATAGTATATATCAAAGAGGGGTTAAGAAAATTAATATCGTATTAGATAGTGATGCACAAGACCAAGCATTACATTATACAATTTATTTTCAGAAACAAGGAATTGATACTAAAAATGTAATTCCATCTGAAAAAGATGCATCCGAAATGGGATTTCAACAAATAAATAAAATATTAAAAGATGTTAAATCTACGGAATATGGTGATATTGTGTTCCAAAAATTACAACAATTATGATTCACATAATACCCCATCACATAGGTAAGGGTTCATATACTGCTTGGTATGATTTGTTGAATATTACAGAACCTCATATTTTTCATCAATTTGATGATATAGATGATATACAACACAAATGGATTGGTGAACCACCATATGTTGATAATTTTTTAAATAAATTAAAAACAATAAATCCAAAATATGGTGATATTGTAATATTCGATGCTAGATATATTAATCAGTATGATGGTAATTTAGAAAAAACTTTAATACAATTATCAATAAAATACGATGATTGTAAATTCATTTTATTCGATGATGATAATGCATTAGAATATAAAGATACTGAGCGATATACATTTTTTTCAAATAAATTTTTTGTAAGACCATATGAACTTTTACATGAATATGAACACAATTGCAACTATTATCGATATAGAGCAGCATTACAAAATTATTGGCCACATTTGAAATATGTAGTTCATAATTTTCAAACTAATATTCGTCAAAAAAAGATGAATATGATTATCGGTGTTGATAAAAAAGAACGTTTGAAAATTTTCAAATATGTTTATAAAATTGGATTAGATTCCGAATCTTGGTTAGGGTATAGTGCATTTAGTACCCAATATGATGATTCAGAACTTAGTGTAGAATTACAAAAGTTTAGAAACCAAAAATTACCGGTCATTTTAGATACTCCAATTGAACGTAGTATGATTGGTTCAGTAAATGTTGAAATACCACCACTACCAATTACTATGACTTCATATTTTAGTTGTATATTGGAAACTATGGTATTACCGGGTGATTTAATTCATTTAAGTGAAAAGTCGTGGAATCCATTTATATCTAGAAATATTCCGTTAATATTGGGAAGTAGTTATATAAATCAGTATTTACAAAAAATAGGATTTTGGTTAGCAGATGATTTATTTGATTTAACACCTCAAATGGATGTTGGTAGTATTCTAAAACAATATATGAATAATTTAGATATTATAAACAAAATGTCATATTCCGAAATTCATGACTATTACATAAAGAACGAATCAAAAATAGAAAGAAATTTTGGTTTGTTAGAAACTATAAAATTTGATTTCAAATCAACAAACTATAAATATTTCGAAAGACCAAAACATAATTTAATATAAAATATGGTTATAAACAAAATATACCACCTAGCAGATTTACACATTAGAAACTTACAAAGACATAAAGAATATCGCGAGGTATTCAAAAAGTTTTTGAAACAAGTAGAAGATGATAAAATTGAAGATTCTATTATTTATTTAGCAGGAGATATTGCTCATGCTAAAACTGAAATGTCACCCGAATTAATACAGGAGATAAGTTGGTTTTTAACAGAATGTTCTAAGTTACGCGAAACTTTTTTAATCACGGGAAACCACGATTGTAACCTAAACAACACACATAGATTAGATGTTCTTACGCCCATTGTCGATAATCTTAATAACCCTCGCGTACATTATCTTCGCGATACTGGTGTTTACAACCACCACAATCTTACTTTTGTCGTTTATTCTATATTGGATAAAAAAGAAAATTGGCCTTTGGCAAAGGATATTGAAGGAGAAAATAAAATCTGTCTTTTCCACGGCCCTGTAAATAAAGCACAAACTGATATTGGATATGTAGTATCCTCAAACTCATTTACTGTCGATATGTTTGATGGATTTGATATGGTTATGATGGGTGATATTCATAAACGTCAAACATTCGGTACAGGTTACGAACACGTTGCATATGCGGGTTCTATGATTCAACAAAATCATGGCGAAATGTTGGAGAATCATGGTTATTTGATATGGGATGTTCCTACTCGTACTTTTACCGAACATCACATACATAACGATTATGGTTTCCTTACAATCGATGTAGTTGGTGGAGTTATACCACAATGGGTCTATGATGAGGTTGGAACAAAATTACCTAAAAATCCTCGTTTAAGATTGCGATTTACTAATACCGAAGCATCTGATATGAAACTTCGTATTACTGAATTAAAACAATTATTTAATGTTGCTGAGGTTACAGTTACAAGAACTGATACGATTGGTCAATTAAAACGTAACTCTGCTCTAAACAAAAATATCGTTGGTAATGTAAAGGATGAAACGTTCCAAAACCAACTTATTAGAGATTACTTAGAAAGACAATTTCTTTTAGAAGATTCTGATTTAGATAAGATTTCAGATATAAATAAAGAGGTAAACTCAAGAATTGATGATTCTACTTTAGCTGAGAATATTCTTTGGACTCCTAAGACATTGGAGTTCAGTAATATGTTTTCTTATGGTGAGGGTAATAAAGTTAGGTTCGAAGATGCAAGAGGTGTGATTGGTATTTTTGCACCAAACGCAAGTGGTAAATCATCGTTGTTTGATGCTCTATCATTCTGTATCTTTGATAAAACATCTCGTACATCTTCATCAAAAAACATTCTAAATAATCAAAAAGACAACTTTTATTGTAAGTTTAATTTTGAGATTGATGGAGTTGATTATTTTATTGAAAGAAGTGCGAAGTGGACTAGAAAGGGAACTAACCTTTCGGTAAACGTAAACTTTTGGAAAGAAGATGCCGGTGTAATTACATCTTTAAATGGAGAACAACGTAGAGATACTAACAAAAATATTGAAAAGTATTTAGGTAAGTTTGAAGATTTTGTTTTAACATCATTATCCTTACAAGGTAATAACGCACTCTTCATCGATAAATCACAATCAGAACGTAAAGAGATTTTATCACAATTCATCGGTGTGGATATTTTTGATAAATTATACCAATTAGCATCAGATGAGAATAGAGAAAATGCAACTCTAATTAAGAAATTTAAATCGGATGATTTTACTTCTAAACTTGCTCAAATTGAAACCGATTTGAAAGAAAACAAATCTGAATACAAATTAGTTGAGATTGAATTGGGTGGTATTAAGGATGATGAAGATGGACTAAATAAAGATTTGATACGATTAAATGGAAAGATTGTAAAATTAAATTCTGATTTAGTTGGTATTGATGAATTAGAAAAACGTAAAAAAATTCTTACCGATAAGGAAACTGAAATCTTAAATACAAAAATTGCAATACAAGAAAGAATTTCTAAATTGGAAGAATTACAACTACAATTAGAGGAAATTATTGATGGATTTGATGAAGAAGATTTAGAAGATAAGATTGAAGTATTGAAGTTTGCTAGAAGAGATTTTAACACTGCAACTCATGAATTAGAAAAATTAGATATAAAATTAGATTCATTAAAAGATAAAAAAGAACATTTAGATTCTCACAAATATAACGAAAATTGTGATATTTGTATGGAAAACTCTAAAAGTATTTTAGAATCTAAAAAAGATGTTGAAGAGAGTTTAGCAAACCTTTTTGAAGAGATTAGTCAAGTAACACATACACATGATATTACTGAAATCAAAATTAACGAATTGACTCCATACGAAACTGATTGGAATAATTTGGTTCAAACTAAAGAAAAAGAGGGTAAAGTTGATAGAGAAATTTCAACTCTAATAAACAAACTTTCAGCATCAGAAACCGAAGAAGTTCGTATTCAAACACAAATTGCAGACCAAATTAAACTTATTGAGGAGTATCATCAAAATGAAGAACAAATCAAAAAGAATGGTGAAATTAGAGAAGAAATCAAAGGTAAGCGTGATTTATTAGAAGAGGTTAAGAAAAACTTTACAAAGACAAATAAAAAACTTTTAGATTTAAATGGTAAGGTTTCGTCTCTTAAATCACAAAAAGAAACCCTTGAGGCAAAGATTAGTGAGATTAAAGAATTAGAAGAACAATCTAAATTATATGAGTATTATTTGAACTCTTTGAGTAAAGATGGTGTTTCTTATGAATTGATTGAAAAAGCATTACCTATGATTGAAGGTGAGGTAAATAACATCCTTGCACAAATTGTTGAGTTCGGAATGCAATTAGAGATGGATGGTAAAAACATCAATGCTTACCTTGTTTATGGTGATAATAAGTGGTCTTTGGAGATGTGTAGTGGTATGGAGAGATTTATATCAGGACTTGCAATTAGAGTTGCTTTAATCAACGTATGTAACTTACCTCGTCCAAATTTCTTAGTAATCGATGAAGGGTTTGGAACGTTAGATAGTGAGAATTTACAATCGTTATTTATGTTATTCACTTACTTAAAGACACAATTTGATTTTGTCATGATTATATCACACATCGATTCTATGAGAGATGTAGTAGATGGTTTAATCGAAATTAAAAAAGTAGAAGGATTTAGTCATGTGAAGTTTTAACCTTCAAAACATTTTTAGGAAGAGTTATTCTTTGCATAATTAAAGATTCTACCAATCCGCTTAATTTATACCCACGTTCTTTACAATATTGTTGTAGAAGTTCGTGGGTTTCTTTTTTTATTTGTATTGTAGTGTATTTATTCATTTCTATGGATTTCTATGGATTTTACAATAAGTATTAAAAACAGTTATATTTATACCTGCATAGGAGAAATATAATGGCAATAATCAAATCATATTCACCACTACAAAATTTATCGAATTACGGAACGTTTATCATAGACCAAAATCCTAATTCTGATTATTTTCGTATTACGGAATTTAATGAAACTTTTACAGGTGGTAAAAACGGATTCTTAATTGAGGGTTCTGAGCATTTAAAAGAAACAACTGAAATAAAAATTGAGATTTTAGATGTAGATGGTAATCCTATTTACTATGAACCGGGTAATGGTGTGCCTGAATATTATGAGGGTATATCTAAATTGATTTCTGTCCACGTTTATGAGGACACACCTATTGGGATAGGTAAGATTACCATTTTAGGAGAATTGAAGACTTATGAGGATGCTAGCGGGGTTATTCGTGATATTCCAGTAGAATGGAAAGGTACATATAATGTAAAGTGGGAAAAGACATTCCAAATCAACAAAAATATAACAAACGAAACTCGTGTAAGATTTTATAGAAGACCAACAATTACAATAGATGAGATTGTAAAACCAATCTATAACGTAACAACTCCATTCATAACACAAAGTGGTTCAGTAGAGGGTATTTCAGAAATTCCTATTGCTGGAACAAATTTAAGTAGATGGACTGCAGGAACTTTGTATAAATTAAAAAGAGTTAGTGGTGCAGGATGGACATCATCGATTGATGAAAATACAATTGAATTACCTGAAATCGGATATTCTGCTAAAGTTTTAGAGGTTTTAAATACTGATGAGATTTTAGTTGATACTCCATATACAATCAATAATGTTGTAACAAATTTTGCACAAACTAGTTACACATCATCATTTGAATATTTAGATGGTCAAACATTCGAAGAATCTGCTCTAAATGGTTCGTTTGCAAAAATAAACATTTCAAATCTTAAAACATTTGTTGGTGATGTTGCAAGAGTAAAAGTATTCCGTAAATCTCGTAACGATGTTGGTGATTATGTTTTAGTACAAGAATCTAAATTAGAATCTACTGAATTATTAAGAGATTTAACAGCAACAGGTCAAACCGATATTTCATTTGGTAATTTTACTCAAACAAATTTAAATACATATTGGACTGGTTCTGCTAATTTACAACCAACAATAAACTTAGATAAATTATACGCATCGGTAAAACCTACAAATGGACAAGTTGGGGTTCAAACATTATATACAACCGAATCTATTTCCATATCAAAAGATGTGGAATATACACTTAGTTTCAAAACACTTTATAGTGGTTCGGTAGATAGTTCAAAAACACTTCGTGCGTATTTAAGTTCATCAAATTATACACAAGAATTTACAACATTATCAGGTTCTGCAATATATCAAACAAAACAAGATATTACACAAAATATAATTGCATCCCCTATCAGTAGTTCTGAAAATGCCAAATTGGTATTTGAGTTTAATGGTAGTGGTTGGTACATATCAAATGTGAGTTTGAAAAATGCACAAGAAACATCATTTTCACCTGATGAATTTACAATAGTACAAGATGTTTCTAAAAATGTGGCATCAGAAACTTTTGATTTCCGTTTTGAATTTTATGATATAAATAACAACTACATACCAGTAGATGTATTTGCTTCAAAACAATTTACAGGCGGTAATAATTTTCCAACATCAACAAAGTTACTAACATTCGAATCTGATAGAACTGCTTTTAGATTTTCTACTGGCTCATTTGCTAATCCACAAACTCAACAAATTGGATTCAAAGTAACAAAACAAAATTTAACAGGTAGTGTAACTTATTATTCATCTGCATTTGATACAAGTGGTAATTACATTTCACCGGGTTCTTATGGTGGAACATATCCTGGTGGATTTTCTTCATTTGGTGATGGTGGTGCAACATTAGTAATAGATAATTTTAAAGGAGAATTAAGTAGTTCAATAATAGTAGGTTCAATAACATACACTGCATCATGTGAAGCAATCGAAGAATACGAAACGATATATAGATTTGAAGATGGTGATAACGCACCCGGTCTTTTTGTAACATCTAACGCAAATCAATTCATTTATAAAGCAACGGATTTATCACTAAACCCAGCTGGACAAAAAATATTATTTGATGCAAAAAGAAAAAATTTAGCATCTGCAATTACTGCAATAACAGTGAATTCAACGGCAGGTGCACCACCTTTAACATTATTAAGTACGGATGGTGGAACTGGTGTATCTACTTATTTTTTAAGTGGTTCTACTTTTTCATATGGAACAGGTGAGGTAGTATATTCATTTACTGCATCGGATAATTATGGAATAAATTATTCTGATTTCATTAAAATTACACCTGTAAAAATATTAGATGGATTATCAGTAACTCTTACAAATGAAAACGCAACTCTTCCTGCTAAATCGACTGGATTTGTTGAGAGTGGTTCATTTGTATTGACAAGTGGTTCGGTAAGTGTGAAAGTTGGAGGTGAAGATATAACAAGAGAAGAAGGTTTATCTACAAATAATCGTTTTGATATTATTTCTGCAACTGAAACAAATGTTGTTGCAAATGATACAACTCCAGATGATGCAACGTATGGTATTACATCTTTAACAAAAGATAGTGGTTCATTAAGTTTATTAGTTAGATATAAAGATGGTGCAGGTGATACAACCGATGTAACAAAAATTGTAACTTACACAAAAGCAAAAAGACCTGCTCCGATTGTGATTGCTCTTTTATCAAATGATGCACAATCGATTACAAAATCAAATACAGGTACATATGGAACACCATCTACATTTACAACATCGGTGAATGAGGGAGGTTCTAACTATTCATATTCAACTGGTGGTGCAATAAATACTTATTATGTTTCTGCAATTACAGGTGGTTCTAATTCAAGTGGAACAATTACTCCAACAACACCAACAACTGATGCCGGAACAACAGTTTCTTTAACAATAACATATGTAAATTCGGAAGGAACATCTGGTACAATTACAAAAGTTCATAGAGTTAGTGTAACAATTGATGGTACGAATGGAACTGACGGAACTGATGGAACTGACGGAACTGATGGAACAGATGGTGCGGATGGACCGGGTGTTGTATTTAGGGGGCCGTGGAGTTCTACTACAACTTATTACGATACTGATGATTATCCGACTCGTAGAGATGCTGTTTTATATAGTGGAACTTATTATGCAACATTACCAAACGCAACTACGAACTTAAATAAACAACCAGATACTCAAACTGCGTTTTGGGAATCATTAGGAACTGATTCTTATTTTGTAGCAGCTGAAATTGCCATATTTAGAGAATCTTATGTTAAGGAAACTATAAACGTTGGAACTAACACATCAGGTAATGCTAATATTACTATTGCCGGTGGTACAACCTCACCATATATTTCCATTGGTCAAGCAACCAAAGGTTATGACCAAACTGGTGCGTGGATTGGTAGTGATGGAACGAGTGGAAAACTTTCTCTAAAAAGTGCATCAAACTCATTATTGTGGGATGGAACAAATCTTTCAATTACAGGTGGTGGTACATTTAGTGGAAACTTATCTGCTGCAGGTGGAACATTTGCTGGTAAGATTACTGCAGGTGGAATGAGTTTGGGAAATGATGTAAATGGTACATCTGATGGTATTTACATCGATTCAAATGATTATTGGTATTCAGACGGAACGTTTAGTTTAGGAAATGGAAACGTAACTTGGAATGGGTCTGCATTGAGTATAAATGGTGGTGGTACATTTACCGGAGCATTAAGTGGGGCAAGTGGAACATTTACAGGTGCTTTAAGTGGTGGTACAATTTCAATCGGTAGTGGTAATAATATTTTCAAAGCAGATTCAAACGGAATTTACTTAGGAAACGCATCTTATGCAGCAGCACCATTCAAAGTAAGTCCTGCAGGGGCAGTGGTTGCTTCAAATGTAACAGTAACAGGTGGTAGTTTTCAAATAGGACAAAATTTTTCAGTAGATACTGCAGGTAATTTATTCGCATCAGGCGGTAATTTCGTTGGAACTATTAATGCAACCGGTGGTAATATTGGTGGATTTACAATTGGTGCTGGAGCTATGTCAGCAAATTATTTAGTGTTGAATTCACTTGAACCTAGCATAAAATTAAATGATGCATCCACAAATGAAACTCGTGTAACTATATCTAACGATGCATCATTTACACAACCATCTATATCAACTCCTACACTTGCAACAACATCAATAGCAACTTCATTCGTAGCATCTACATCAAATGGTCCAACACAAACTAACTATATTGCTGCTAGTTTAAGTGGATACACTGGTTATGGATATACTCAAGTAAGTAATAGTTCATGGAGTTCGGTTATAGGACAAACTGCTACATTAGCATATACACTAACACCACAAAGTGGATATTGGTATGCATCTGCATATGCTTCTACAACTAATGTAAGTTTGTATGGAATGAGTGGAACTGTTACTGTTTCTATAACTTTACACACTCCATCCGGTAACGTAACAAAAACGTTTAATGATAGTGGTGGTAATAATAATGGTAGCACTGTCAATTTAACTTCAAATAATTCAGGTACCTTCAACTTTGTAGTAGAATCTGGTACATATTATATATCGGTTGGTATTTCTATAGCAACATTTTCAGCTGCCGGAAGCACCACTGGTTATCCATATAGTATGACTCAATATCTCTCTATTAGAACTCCTAATGTATCTGGTATGTCTTTAGCTATATCGGAAGAATTTACGGAAATTAATGCCGGAGGTATTCAGGTAGTTTCTGCAGCTAATAGAAAGGTATTAATACCAAGAGATAATACTTCAACATATCAATTGTTTGTTTCTGGTGCTATTGGATGTGATGGTAATATTACTGCATATGTATCTTCGGATAAACGATTAAAAGATAATTTAACACTTATAGAAAATCCTATTGATAAACTAACACAATTAAATGGATATGAGTTTGATTGGAATAATAATCAAACAATATTTACAGGACATGATGTAGGTGTGGTTGCACAAGAAGTTCAAGCTGTATTTCCTGAAATTGTTAATACGATGAATGGTGGATATTTAGGAGTTAGATATGAAAAATTAGTTCCTCTTTTAATTGAATCGGTTAAACAACTTAAAAACGAAATTGACGAATTAAAAAAAGATAAGTAATGGCACTTCCATCAACCGGCGAAATATCATTTAGAGATTTTAATACAGATAGAGGAATAACAGCTACTGCTCAGATTGATATGGATACTGCTGCAATTGCATATGGTATTTCATCAAAACCACATGGTATGGATGAGTTTAGAGGAAGAAGTGTAGGTGGTGCAACTACAACAACGACTACTACCGCACCAACAACTACAACAACGACTACTGCTGCACCTACAACTACTACTACCACTACGACAACTACAACTACTACTACAACTACTACTACAACATTTGGTGCAATTACATTCAATGCATTTTTATTAGAATGTACCGGAGATACAGGTACAATACGAATAAATAATTTTGGTGGTGGTAATAATAGTTGGTCGTATGTTAAAATTGGAACTACTGAAGCAAAT